ATGTCGTCGAGTTTGCGCCGAATGGCCCGGAAGACGTAGCCAACGCCGAGCAGGCGACGGATTATGTCAACTACTGCTTGACGCGTGACAACAACCTTTTCACCGAAGCCTATGCCTCGTTCAAGGATGCGCTGATCCGCAAGAATGGCATCATGAAGGTTTGGTGGGACGTAGAGAAGAACGTCGATACCTACTACATGACCGGCCTCGATGAAGCCGCGTTCTCCGTTCTTCAGTCCGACCCCGACACTGAGGTCAAGGACGTTGAAATTCGCATGAGCGAAACCACCGTCATGACGCCGATGGGCGAAATGACGCAGGCCGCGCCCGCGATTTACGATTGCACGATTGTCCGCAAGACCGAGAAGGGCCGCCTTCGCGTCCAGTCTGTCCCGCCGGAAGAGTTCCTGATTGACCGCCGCGCCCGCAATATCGAAGACGCAGAGTTTGTAGCCCACCGTCGCTACGTCACTGTCTCCGATCTTGTGAAGATGGGCTACGAACTGGACGAAGTTGAAGACCTCGGCTTCGAAACGCTCGACGACTTCGAAGGCAACCAAGAAGCGTTTGACCGTAACCCGCAGGCATTTGTCCAGATCACAGGCCGCACCGACATCTCCAGCCGCAAAGTCCTTTACATCGAAGGTTATCTGCGCGTTGACATGGACGGCGACGGTATCGCGGAACTCTGCCGCGTTTGCGTTGCAGGGACCGCGAATAAGCTGCTGTCGTGGGAAGCCTGCGACTTCATTCCGTTCGTAGACTTCTGCCCCGATCCCGAGCCGCATACCTTCTTCGGTATGTCGGTGGCCGATGTGACAATGGACATTCAGCTTATCAAGTCGAATATCCTGCGTAACACGCTCGACAGCTTGGCGCAGGCGATCCACCCGCGCACGGGCGTTGTCGAAGGCCAAGTCAACATCGAAGACGTGATGAACACCGAAGTCGGTGGCATCATCCGTATGCGCGCACCGGGTATGGTGCAGCCGTTTGCAATGCCGTTCGTTGGCAGCCAAGCGTTCCCGATGCTGCAATACATGGACGAAATCCGTGAGAACCGCACGGGTATCTCCAAGGCCGCAGCGGGCCTCGACGCCAACGCGCTCCAGTCTTCGACACAAGCCGCCGTTGCCGCGACGATTACTGCCGCGCAGCAGCACATCGAACTGATCTGCCGCATCTTCGCCGAAACGGGTATGAAGAACCTGTTCAAGAAGTCGCTGCAACTCATCACCAAGAACCAAGATGCACCGCGCATGGTGCGTCTGCGCAACAAGTTCGTGCCGATTGATCCCCGCGTTTGGGACAGCACAATGGACGTTGTTGTCAACGTGGCGCTTGGCTCGGGCAGCAATGAAGAGAAGATGGCTTTCCTTGGCTCCATTGCCGCCAAGCAAGAAGCCCTCATGGCGCAGGGCGCACCGATTGTAGATATTCAGCAATACTACAACACGCTGTCGCAGATGCTGGCGCTGGCGGGCTACAAAGACCCGTCGTCGTTCTTTATGGACCCGGCCATGCTGCCGCCTCCCGCTCCGCCCGCGCCGCCGCCTCCGACACCGGAACAGATGCTGGCGCAGGTTCAGATGGAAGCGATCCGCGCCGACATCCAGAAGAAGGCAGCCGAACTTGAGTTGCAGCGCGAAGAGATGCTGCGCAAGGATGATCGTGAGCGCGATAAGCTAGACGCCGACCTTATGATTAAGGCTGCGGAGATTGAAGCCAAGTATGGCGCGCAAGTCAACACGGCTAACATCGAAGCGTTGATGCAGCGTGACCGCGAACTGGTTCGGCAGACCGGTGAACTTGAGCGCGCTGTGATGCAGGCTCAAATGCAAGCTGCGCAGTCGGCGACTGCTGCCCCCGCCCCGGCTCCTGAAATGCCGATGGGTCAAATGCCCCCTGAAGGAATGATGTAATGGCCGAAGATACTGGTAACATTGGCGGTCTTCTTACACCGCGTGAAAACCTCATTCCGAACATCCAGAGCGCCTATGGTGCAATCATCCAAAATGCGCCTGATTACCAATACTTCACGGCACCTTTGTCAAATCAGGGCAGAACAACAGCGTCTTACGGCACGCAGAACAACATTGTCGTCGCTCCTGACACTGGCATTCGTCTTGTCAATAACGCAACCGGCGAAGTTGTTTTCTCTGGCACAGGCTATGAGGGTGCGCAGCAAGCCATTGATGCGGCCACGGCGTTGTCTTCTTCGGCTGGCGGCAAGGCTAACTGGGACATTCAAATTACACGCCCCGGTAGCACTAACTTTGAAACGGTATCTACAGAGCGTCCAGATGATGTAGTCGGTAAGATTGCAGGGATTGCCGCAGACATCGGCCTCCCATTGTTGGCAAGTGCGATTGTTCCGGGCGCGGGCTTTTTTGGCACAGCTCTTCCTGCCGCTGGCGGTTCGGCTCTGTCCTCAGTCGCCCAAGGCCGCAGCCTTCAAGATACGCTCATGCGCGCTGCGCTTACCGGCGCTACGGCTGGGATTGGCGAGGGTATTTTTAACAAGGTTCCGGCTGGCGCAACAGACGCTGCGATTTCGGCAAACGTAAACAACGCAATTAGCCAAGCCTACCTAAACGCACAGCAGGGCGCTTTGTCTGCTCTCAACCCCATCTATGGCGCTGCGGCTGGTGGCTTGGCCGGAGGGGCTGGCTCACTTGCAGGTAACGCGCTTTCATCGTTGCCTAGCAATCTTGCTTCAATTCAAGCTACCGCAAACGCCAACCTAGCGAACGCTGGTCTTGGGAATATGGCGGGTCTTTCTGTCGATGCGTTTGGCAATCTTGTAGACGATACCGGCGCTATCGTAGTTACGAATGCCGCTAAAAGTTCAGTGCTTCCCGCTGTTAGCACATTAGCTGCGGCTACGACGGCTGCGGCTGCCGGTGCTGGAGGCGGCGCGCCTGCTGGCGCTACAGACGCAGCGATTAGCCAGAACGTCCAGAACGCCGTGGATACGGCGTACACCAACGCTCAAACAGGCGCGGCCAGCGATTTGGCTGCTGCCGGATACAGCGGCATGGGGGCGGGGCCATTTGTTGCTCCCGGCGCTGGCGCGGCTGTCGGCAGTGGCGTTTTTGGAACGGGCCTTAATCTTGCGCAACTTGCGTCGATTACAGGCATAGGTGTCGATTTGCTAGGAAGCCTGATTGGTGGCGGCGGCGGTGGTGCGGCTGGTCCGACAACGCCGTATGCTTCGCCATTTGGCGGAACGGGCGGCGGAATGGCGGCTGGCGACTTCCGCGTTAATCCCAATATCACAGACTACGAACGCTATGGCTTTGGGCCGGAAGCATCGTTCTTTGGTCCCGGCTATTATGGACTGGTAGGTAGCGGTGCGAATATGGGCTACACGCCTCCGGCCTCTACCACGACAGGTACAACTACGGGTGCGACCACAGGCACAACTGGTGGCACAACTGGTGGCACAACTGGTGGCACAACCACAACTACTCCATCCGTCCGCCCGCCCGGGTTTACTGGCGTAATGGCCGATCAGAAGATTGGTGATAAGCAGGTTGTCGATGACAAAACCTATGTTTGGGGCGGCGACGATAAAGGGTGGCAGTGGCTGGCTACCGACAACAACGGAAATCAGGTTCTGATGCCGGGTAATGGCGCGACTAATGTCACGTCGACTGAAGAGATGTTTAAGTCTGGCCTCATGCGGCAGCTAACGCCCGAAGAAACGCTGCAAGCAACGGCGTTGGAGCGTGCTGTAGCGGCAGCGCCGACAGCAGCAGCCGCAACGAAACTCAATCCTAACTCAGTGTATTTCGACATTGACCAACGCACCGCCGATGCTCTTGGTGATCGCGGGTTGATTGGTGACGTTATGTCGATCCAACAATTGCAGCAAGCCATGGCCGCACGGGAACTTACCGATCCCAACAAATATGCGACAAATCTATATCAACAGATAGGCCAGCAATTGTCGGGTGGTCTTTTGAACATTGACCAAGCCCGCGCAATTCAACAACAAATTCAGCAGCAACTTGTATCGTCTCCGAATGTAACTACTCAGTCGCTACAAAGTATTTACGATACAAATATGCAACAGTATAAGCCGCTTATCTAATGACTACTCAAAATCCTATTGCTCGCGGTGAACACGCTAAGCGACTTCTCGAAGACGAACTTCTTAATGAAGCCTTCGAAGAAGTCGAGCGTGACATCTTTGACGAGTGGAAGAAGACTTCCAGCGTGCAGCATACAGAGCGCGCTGAACTGTTTCATACGCTCAAAGGACTTGAGCGATTGAAAGGCCGCCTACAGGCAATTCTTGATGACGCGCTTGTCGCAAAGTCGAGGAGTTAACATTTACATTAAAAGGTGATATATGACGGAACAAGTCGGCAACCCCCTTACAGGGATCGGCCTCCACGAAGCAACCTTAGCCATCGACCAACTGCTTGGCCCTGAAGAGGACACCCAAGATGAGGCCGAGGCGCAAGAGCCTGAAGAGGCTCAGGACGAAGAAGTCGAAACAGACGCCGAGGAATACGAGGCGGAAGATGAAGACGAAGCGTCCGAACTGGATGACGAAGATAACGCTGAAGAGGTAATCGAACAGGAACTTCCCGACGATCTTACCATCAAAGTTAAAGATGATGGCAAAGAGATTGAAGTCACCCTAGACGAACTTCGTAAAGGTTATTCTCGCTATTCGGACTATACGCGGAAAACGCAGGCTTTGGCTGAAGAACGCAAGGCGTTCCAATCCGAAGCAGAAGCGATCCGCATGGAACGCGCTCAATACGCGGAACTGCTCCCTGCGCTGAAAGCGCAGATTGAGGCGCAGACCGAGGCAGAGCCTGACTGGGACAATCTTTATAACGAAGACCCCATTGAGGCAGCGCGGTTGGAACGGCATTGGCGTAAGACGCAGCAAGACAAAACCGCTAAGATGCAGGCTATCATGGCCGAACAGCAGCGGGTTGCTGAAGAAACCGCCAAAGAGCAGCAGCGCGCTCTAGCTGAATTTGTTCAGTCAGAACGCTCTAGACTTCCCGAAGTCATTCCCGAGTGGAAGGATGAGGGGACGATGCAGACCGAAGCGAAGGAACTTCGTGAGTGGGCTTTGAATAATGGGTTTAGCGAACGCGACCTAAGCGCGCTTGTTCAGGCCAGCCACGTATCAATTCTTCGTAAGGCAATGCTCTACGATAAGGGTAGTAAGAAGGTGGAAAAGGTTAAGGCCCAGCCGAAACGCGTAGCCAAGATCGTCCGCCCCGGTTCAACCGGAACCCAAGTCACGCCACGTTCAACCGAAGTAAAGAAAGCGTCCCAGCGCCTTGCGCGTACTGGCCGCATTGCAGATGCAGCGGCCTTGTTGGACAAACTCATTTAATAAGGATGTGAACAAATGGCTATTGTTGGTAATACATACACTCGCTATTCCGCGATTGGTATTCGTGAAGACCTGTCGAATGTTATCTATAACATCTCGCCGGAAGAAACTCCGTTCATCTCGAACATTGGCCGCGAGAGCGTCAAGAACACCTACTTCGAATGGCAGACTGATAGCCTTGCGGCTGCTTCTGCTTCGAACGCGGCGCTCGAAGGTGACGACATTTCTTCGTTCACTGCTGTTAACCCGACCAGCCGCGTTGGTAACTACACGCAGATCAGCACGAAGAACGTCATCATCTCCGGCACGCTCGAAGCTGTTGATAAGGCTGGCCGTCGTTCGGAAATGACCTACCAGCTTGCCAAGCTGGGTTCGGAACTGAAGCGCGACATGGAAAGCGCCCTGCTTGCGAACCAAGCTGCGGTTGCCGGTAACACCACGACTGCTCGTCGTACCGCTGGTCTCCCTGCTTGGTTGACCTCGAACACCTCGTTCGGCACGGGCGGTGCTAACCCGACTGTTGGCTCGACCCCGACTGCGGCTCGTACCGACGGCACTCAGCGCGCCTTTACGGAAACTCTTCTGAAGGGTGTTATCCAGAGCGTCTGGACTTCGGGCGGCACGCCGAAGATGCTCATGGTTGGTCCGTTCAACAAGACGGCTGCTTCGGGCTTCACCGGCATTGCCACTCGCTATCGTGACGTTCCCGCTGGTCAGCAGGCACAGATCATCGGCGCTGCCGACGTTTATGTGTCTGACTTCGGCACGGTGAACATTGTTCCCAACCGCTTCCAGCGTGACCGCGACGCCTTCGTCGTCGATCCCGATTACGCATCGCTGGCGGTTCTGCGTCCGATCCAGAAGATGGACCTCGCCAAGACGGGCGACGCCGAGAAGGCGCTGCTCCTTGTCGAATACGGTCTGAAGGTGAACAATCAGGCGGCTCATGGTATCGTAGCCGATT